TATGACCGGTTTAACAGCGAAAACGTCAGCGAAAAGGACGTTGAAGCGCAGCTGCTCGAAGCAAACGGCGGCGAGGTTATCGTCCGTATCAATTCACCCGGCGGCGATGTGTTCATCGGCAGCGAGATTTATGATTTGCTGGCAAGCTACGGCGGCAAGCTGCAAATCCGCATTGTTGGTATGGCGGCAAGCGCCGCGTCGGTGATTGCCTGCGCGGGTCCGTCGGAAATCGCGCCGACGGCTATGATGATGATTCACAATGTGCAGTCCCGCGCCGAGGGCGATTACCGCGACATGGAGCGCAGCGCCGACACACTGCGCGAGGCAAACCGTGCAATTATGACGGCTTACCGCAGTAAAACCGGGCTTTCCGAGGAGGAGCTGCTCGGCTTGATGAACGAAACAACCTATATGTCCGCCGACACAGCAGTTGCAAAGGGCTTTGCGGACAAGCTTGCCGATTACGGCAAAACGCCCGAAAGCGGCGTACAGCTTGCCGCTGCCATGACAGGCTTGCTGCCTGCCGCAACCATCCGCAGATTCCGCGCCGAACGCGCAAAAGCGCAGGCGCAGCTTGATTTAATCAAATTATTGTAAAGGAGAGTAAGATAAATGACTTACGAACAGCAGCGTGCTCAGCTTGTCGCACAGGCACAGGAGCACATCAACAACGGCGAGCTTGACAAGGCAAGGGAGATCATGAACAAGATCAACGATCTCGACGCCAAGCACGAGCAGACCATCACCGCACAAGCAAACCTCGACGCGCTCAACGGCAGCCACCTGCCCGCGGCAAATCCCGCACAGCTTGCAGGCGCCGCACAGGGCGTATTGCTCACTGACGAGCTTTCGGCGGAGCCTGCGGACGATATGTATAACACATTGGAATACCGCAGAGCGTTCATGCAGAACATGCTCGCCGAGACGCCGATTCCCGCCAAGTTCCGCAATGAGAATCAGACAACCACCTCCGCGACTGCCGGCTCTATCGTGCCGACCACCCTCTATCAGAAAATCGTTGTCAAGCTCGAAGAATACGGCGAGATTTACGCCCGCGTATTCAAGACCTTTTTCCCGACCGCGCTGGTTATTCCGATTTCCAGCGTAAAGCCCGTTGCAACATGGGTTGACGAGGACAAGGGCTCCGACAGGCAGAAGCTGGCAACCGACAAGCTGGTGTTCAGCGGCTACAAGCTCGAATGCAAGGTGTCGCTCTCTCTGTTTATGAGCGTGACCTCTCTCGAAATCTTTGAGGAGCAGTTTGTCAACCTGATTGCAGAGGCAATGTATCTCTCAATGGAGAGCAAGATGGTTTCTGGCAGCGGTACCGGATGCCCGAAGGGTATCCTGCTTGAAACACCGCCCACAGGTCAGGCGCTGACGGTTGCCGCAGGCGCAAACGGCAAGCTGACCTATCAGACAATCCTCGACATGGAAGCGGCGCTCCCCGCTGCTTATAAAAATGCTGTCTGGCTGATGACGAAGAAAACCTTTATCGCGTTCATGGGCATTACCGACGACAACGGACAGCCTATCGCGAGAATCAACGCGGGACTGTCCGACGCGCAGGAGTATGTGCTCAACGGCCGTCACGTTGTACTCACGGACGGCTACATGGGCAGCTTTGCGCCGACTGTTGCCTCGGACACCATCGTCGCCGCGCTCTTTGACCTCGGTTTCTATGTCTGGAACGAAGTGATGGGTATGATGATGAAGCGCTATATTGACGACGACACCGACGAGGTTATTCTCAAGGCGGTCATGCTTGCCGACGGCAAGGTGATTGACAAAAACAGCCTTGTCACCCTCACAAAGAAAGCGTCGTAAGGAGCGGTGAAACATGGCGGTCAGATTTGAGGAATTCATTGACGAGCTGCACACCGCCCTGCGCCTTACCGGCGCCGACTTTGACATCAGCTCACTGCAGCCGATGATGAACGCCTGCCTTGTCGATATGAGGGGGGCAGGCGTGGACACCGCCTCGACCAAAAACGAGCCGCTGATTCGGCAGGCGATTATTTTCTATTGCCGGGCAAACTTCGGACTTACCGCCGATGAAAAATGGCAAAAACGGTATGAGGACATACGCGACGCGCTCGGCTCGCGCAGGGCGGAGGTGACGGAATGAACAGCGACACTATGGTAACGCTGATCAAGCGCGGCGAGCCTGTTACCGACGTATACGGCAACACGGTTTATCCGGAGCTTCCGACAAAGATTTTTGCAGTCAAAAAGGCTGTAAAGCAATCCGAATTCTTTCAGGCAGCGGCGGCGGGCTTCAAGCCCGAAATCGTGCTGGAGGTCTATTCCTTTGAGTATCACAACGAGGAATTCTGCGAGCTTGACGGCGAGCGGTTCAAAATCTACCGCTCCTATCCGCTGACAAGCCGCGAACGGACAGAGCTTTATCTGACGGCGATAGTAGGTGAGACAAATGCCTTTGCCTAAGTCGGTAAAATTCAGCAAAAACGGCGTGGAGTTTCTGTCCAATTGCGACCGCATACAGTACACGCTCAAGGAACTGACCCGCGCCGCGCTGCGCGATACCGGCAAATATGTCTGCCGAGAAACGCGCAAAAAAATCAAGCGGCGCACCGGGCGGCTTGCCAAGAATACGCAATACTGGGTGCGCTCCAAGCAGACAGCGCCCGATTTGCAGGTGGGCTTTAAGCCCGGCGGCTTTTACGGACTGTTTCAGGAAATCGGCACGGAGAGTCAGCCGAAAATCGGCGCGCTGTCCGATTCCGCGCAAAACAATATCGCCGAAATTCAAAGGATACAGCACGAATATCTGAGCGCCGTCGGCACCGAATCGGCGGAGCAGATGATTGACGAAGGAGAGTACAGCGGTGAGTAGAATAAATGAACACAAACAGTTCTTTTACAGCAAGCTGTCGGAGTACTGTCCTTCTTTGTTTTTTCAGCAGGCACCGCCCGACGCGGGCTTTCCGCGCGCGGTTTATGATCTCAAACAGCTGTCTGTCGAGGACGTGCCCTATGAAAAGTATTTACTTACCCTCAATTGCTACGACAAGGGGCAGCAGGAGAGCGTTGACGATTTTCTCGACGCGCTCATTACAGCCCTTGATAAGTCTGTTTACGATACGGAAGCCGTATATTATCAGTTTTATTACAACAAGGATCGTCAGCCTGTCGCCGAGCAGGACAAAAGTCTGCGGCGGGTAATGCTGACGTTTGAAATCAGAATTTATATAAGGAGTGAATAATTATGCCAAGAGTAAGGCGAGTGAAGCCCTACAGTGGCTACAATTCGGAAACGCCCGACAAGCTGCTGCTTGACGCCGGCGTGCTTTTTAAAAATTTTAACCCCGGCACGGACACCTACCAGTCGGCGAAGGCTGCCGGCAAGTGTCTCGGCGCCACACGCAAAGGCTCCGAGTTTTCTGCAAAGCCCAGCTACCGCCGCATGGAAATCGACGGCGTTCACACCCGCACCAAGGGCGACACCCTGATCGACGGCTGGGAGGTCTATCTCAAAACCACGCTGGTAGAAATGACCTCCGACAACCTCAAACGCGCTTTAGGCGCCGCAGATATTGATGCCACGACCACACCGGGCTACGACAGGATCACGGGACGCGACACCATCCAAGACAGCGATTATGAGGAAAACATCACATTTATCGGCAACATTCTCGGTGAAGAAGAACCGCTTATCATTCAGGTGTTCAATGCTTTCCATGAGGGCGGTCTGACATTCTCCGCCGAGGACAAGAACAATGCGGGCGTGGAGTGCCAATTCTACGGCTATCTCGACGATGATGTTTACGACGATCCCGAGGAGGAGATCGTGCCGCCGTTCCTGATCAGCAGACCCAAAACAACGACGACCTCTTCCACCACCCAAACCACTCAATCTCAGGGAGGTAACGGCTGATGAAAAAGCTCGCTTTAAAGCACGCCTTCATGCTGGCGAGGATCATCAAAGCGGCGAATATCCGCGCTGAGATCGTAAAATTTGCCGAGGAGTTTCAAACCGGCAAGACCGTCGACGAGATCGGGCTTGAATTCGCGGTGGTAATGGCTCAGGCGGCAGCCGATGAAAAGGCGGAGAGGAAGATCTATGAGCTTTACGCCGAATTAAAAGGAGTTAAACCCGAGGAAGTCGCGGAGTATGATTTCGCGACCGTCAAAGCGGATATGAAAGCGCTGATCGAGAAAAACGATCTCAAAAGTTTTTTTCAGTCTGTCTCTGCCTTGATGTCAAAACAGTAGAGCTGCTTATCGGCTATTGCTGCGGAAACCTCGATATTTTGGCGCGTGCCGAGCTTTCGGAGGTCAACGAGATAATTCATTACCTTGTTGAAAAATCGAACGACGAGGCGCTCTTGAGGGCTTATGAGGTA